GCCCGGCCAGTTGAACCCGGCACACAGCCGTTGGCTCATGGGGTATCCGCCAGAGTGGTGCGACTGCGCGGTTACGGTAACGCCATCGTCCCGCAAGCGGCGGCAGCGTTCATAACAGCCTTCATGGAGGCAATCTAATGCCCTACACCTACGAACAAATGTCGCCGCTTGGGAAGTGGATCACCGTCAAAACAGCAGAGGCGCCCATCGTTGTGAATGGGCGCATCAAAACAGCGGAAGGGCAGGGGCCGAGGGTGAGGGGTATAACCTATATCTCCGATAAAGATGACAAAAATCCTAACACCTGACTACTTGCATCGGCTGCACCTTTCCCGACAATGACGGTGTGGCCGATGCACTTCAGATATTCAATCATTGCTTTTTGCTCAGGCGATAATCTTCCACCGCTTTGCCGCTTCATCTCAATCCATAAATTCCATTGAGGAACATACAAATCAGGAATGCCAGCGACAACGCCTTCTGCTTTCAGTCTTTTTGCTACGTTGATTGAACGCTTCTCTCCGTTGGGTATTGCGAATATTAACACATCCGGGAACCGCCCCCTGAACCAGTTTACCAGCCCGCGCTGTTCGTCGTGCTCAGAAGGGTGGGAACTGGTCGATTTCTTCACAGCCATTTTTTTTCGCCTCATCTGGAACCACGTCCTTCCACTTTATGCAGTACTTATCATCGTAAAGGTTCATGCAATTATCACAAGAATCCTTCTGCAAGGGCTTCAATGTCTGCATCTCTTTGACGCTCGACTTCTGATTTCTCATTACTCTTACCCCCTGAGTAATCAAGTTGAATAATCTGATGATACTTGCCTTCTGGGCGAACCTTGATACGCCCCGGCTTCACCCACCCATCAGACTCGATAAGAGCATCTTCAGTCGTCTTGGCAGACGCACCAAGCGCCGGCATACGGGCCTGATAACGACTTGCGGCATACCCTCCATGATCCGGGCATAGCCATTCGTTTATGAATGTCGCTCCGCACCTATAAGTCACCTTGATACTGTCAGGCTTTCCTTCTTTCTTCCATCTAAGGTACATTACATCATCAACCTCAAGCCATTCGGCCTGTACCTGATTTGAAAGAATTGCGCCGCCATACGATTTATGGTTGTGGTTCAGTTCAGGGGCAGGAAATTCATGCCCGCAATCCTGACATTGCCTGGAGCCAGCGAATACCATTGAATTGCATTTAGGACATTCTTTTGTTGGCGCTTCGCCTTCTCCTGTGTTTTGTCCTTTTATTTTTGGTTTGACTGCATCAATAAATCCATGACGCGCTACATTTTCACCATAATCAAGAATTAGGCAATTTGGCTTTGAGCCTGCTGCGATTGCATCAAGCCTGTTTTCTTTTGTGTTCAAGTCAAATCCGTCCGCATAAACGGGGCGCGTACCACGTCCAACAATCTGAATATATAGGCCAGTAGATTCTGTTGCTCTGACAATTGCAACCAAATCAACTTGAGGATAATCAAATCCCGTCGTCAATACGCCGCAATTCACAATTGCTCGGACCTTCCCGCTTTTGAAGTCATTGATTTTTCTATCTCTTTCCTTCATTGCATCATCGCCAGACACTACAGCGACAGAAATATTGTATTGCTCAAATTCTTCTCTGAGCATATCGGCGTGGCCCAATCCAGATGCAAATACAAGCCAGGCTTTTCTATCATGTCCGTATTCGACTATTTCTTTCACCGTAGCCTTCACCAATTCTGGATCAGATGCGGCTATAGCCAATTCGCTTTCAATAAATTCGCCTCCCCTTTTCCCTACGTTCGTCAAATCAATTTTCTTTGCGCCGCCCTTTGACACAACAGTTGACAGATAACCTTCATCCATGAGCATTCCAACAGGAATGTCATATGCTATTCCGTCAAACAATGCACCTTTGCCTTTGTGCAAATATCCACTATCAAGTCGATATGGCGTGGCAGTCAGTCCAATCATTTTTACTTTTGGATTGCATTGCTTCAAATCAGATAGGAATTTTCCATATCTGGTTTCGCTATTTTGCGGAATCATGTGGGCTTCATCAACGATAACCAAGTCAGGCGGTGGGACCATATCGTAGGCACGCTGATATACGCTCTGAATACCCGCAAATGTGATAGGCTTGTCTAGGCACTTCTGGCCGATGCTGGCGCTATAGAAGCCAAAATCTGCCTCTGGATACATACGCAGTAATGCCTTTGCATTCTGCTCCAAGAGTTCTTTCACATGAGTGAGAATCATTACTCTCGTTCCGGGATACGACATGGCATCTCGAACGATTTTCCCGAGTATGGCGCTTTTGCCGGCACCAGTGGGAGCAACAATCAGAGGATTGTCGCCACGTCCGTCTGCCCAATACTGGTACAGTCCATCAATTGCTGCTTCCTGATACGGCCTTAGTTTGAATGTCATGAGTTCACCTTCATTCTGCTTTCGTGCAGTTCTCGACTGTTGCGTTGGTTTCTGATTATTTCACCTGTGTCAGTATCCATATACTCCACCCATCCTTCACGAGCGTCCTGAACCTCCAAATCTTTCGGCATTATTTGAGGTATGAAAAGATGGTCATCGCACACGGTTCCGAATCCATGTCCTTTGGCGCAACTCCAGGTTCCATTCAATTCTGGCGTTGAGTGGGCGCAGGTTCGACAATGAACTTCTGGTATCTTGCAGCCGTGACATATGGAAAGATACGGGCAATACCGGCAGCGCCAATCTGTCATATCTTCGGTTATTCTTTGTGGCGGGTTGTCAGAAAAGACGATTGAGTGAGCCTTTTCAATCAGTTTCATTCCTTCCGCTTTGTCCAGCTTTATGCGTTCGCCGTAGATTTCATCAGTCTCTTTGCATACGCTGAAGAAATAGCATCTATCCAAATCCGCTAAATACATTCCGACTTGGCATTGCGCCCAATACACCGGGATGACTTCCTGAAGCCCCTTTGATTTCAATGATTTGAATTTCTTCGTGTTCATCGTCTTGAACTCTAAGGTGTGTGGCTTGCTGCTTTCTGGGAATCCTTCACCGACACCATCAAGGCTCAACGCGAAGTGCCCTCCACACGCCTCAAATCGAACTTGCTTGCCGGTTTCTGGGTCTCTGTCCCACACCGTAACGCCTATGTCGCGCAGGTTTCTGACGATGCGTTCTTCCTCTCTATCGCCAGTCTCAAACAGACGCAGCAATCTGCCTTCAAACTTTGGCGACCAAGCCCAACGGAATTGATACCAAAGAGCACGGCTGCATTCGTTCCCAATTTGGGAACCCCCAAGGTGAGGGCGGTGCTCGTTTTTGCGTTTGTCTATGTAATGCTGATAGATGCGCCGGATTGTTTCAGGCGTCGTGTGTTGTTCAAGGTTCATCCCTGCTTTCCCCTTGCATGTCCTATTGTAAATCTAACAGTCTTCAGAGGGCTTGAGCAGAATGTCTCATACTTTGTTATGACATCGACTCCAGTACGCCCTGATGCCTTCTGAAAGACAAAATCAGTTCTTGAGTCTGGCCCATGCAATTCGTGCAAGCTATCAATGATAGCCTTCAGTTCACCAAGTTTCATCTTCATCTCCTTCTATCCAGTAATGGGGCGGCATTACCGCCCCACTTCTTGACAGACGGATGAATCAGCGCCTCCAAGGCGGCGTGGCTGCACCTGGCGAAGCCTGAGCGGGCGCAGGAGCGGCACTACTGCCATTTGTGGCTTCGTACCCGCCGATTTCATTGGAAGGCCCGTAGTTGCCGTCTCCCGGCTTCACCCTCACCTTCACCATGAACGGCTTATCGTGGAGGTCCGTACTGTCGCGCGGTGTCATTACACCAATTGCACGGCAGATTGCCGACAGGGTGCGCTGCGCAATCTCAACAGCAGTGCTGTTGGGGTTGTTGAGGTTCAGGCGCTCAATGAGTTTGCGCCCCTGATACTCGCCCTCGATGATTTCAGCGGTGAGTTGCAGGTAGCTGCCAGTCTGGGCTTTGGTGGGCTTTTCCTCGCTCTGGGAAAAGACTGCCTTGTACCATCCAGCCGGGATTGGTTCGTAGGTTGTGTTCGGCTCTACAGTATTGGCATCAAAGCCGCTCAGGTTCATGCTCATGGGTAATGTCTCCTTTACTTGACTGCCCATTGGTTGAAGGGGTTCCCGCCATCAAACGTGAATGGCAGGGGTTCGGTGATGTTGAAGCGATTCTTTGATACGTTGGACGCCTGCGGGTAGCAGATGATTTCGCGTTCCCCCGTGCTGATTGCACGCTTCTTGTCGCCATCGCCGCCACGAACGAATGTCTTGAGGCGAATGAATCCTACAAGATCCACATTGTCCGTGTAATGCGGTATGACTTTCTTGTGCAGCCGAACGGTGTATCGGCTGAACTGATCCATGTCAGGCAAGTCCATCGTCTCTGTATCGGCATGGCCGATGAACACGATGTTCATCTGACGCTCATAAGCCAAATCTCCGGCCCATTCGCGGATTGTGCGATGCCGTTCTGAAGCAGTGTTGTATCCTGCCCCATAGCCACCACCGGCCTGGTTTATTGATTTGGCCTTCGGATCAGCAGCCACAATTTCCGATTCAATCATTGTTGCGAGTTGCGTCACGCTGTCCAGAACCAATGTTTTGAAGTCGTGCTCTTGCGTGGCAAGGGCTTCGATGCCATCCAGAACGTCCTGACTGGTGCGAGCGATGGGGAATAGCGCAACACCGTCGTTGCCTTGCAGGGAGGACGTGCCGTCTTCCGTGCGGATGAAC